CTTGGTGTTCTTGGCGGTTTCCTCGGACGCCTTGGCGGTGCGGTCGGCGGCGTCGCCGGCGGCCAGGCCGCGCACGGCGGCGGCGTTGAACGTGCCCTTGACGCCGATCTTCGCGGCCTCGGCCCCGACCATCTCGCCGATGTCGCCCAGGCCGGCCAGGGCGTCACGGGCCTTGTTGATGATGTCGTCGGGGCCTTGCAGGCCCTCCGGCCCCGGCTCGGCCTCCTTCGCCTCGCGCTTCTTCTTGGCCGACTCGATGGCGTCGCGCCACTCCTTGCGGGCCTTGGCCAAGTCCTGCTCGTTCTCGGCCATGCGGTTGGCGTACTCGGTGTCGAGTTCCCGGTGCTTCTCGAGGTTCTCCCGGCCGATCTCCCCGAGCGTCGCCTCGTGAACGGCGGCGGCACGCTGGCGCTCGGCCTGTCGCTGCGCCTCGCGCTCAGCCAGCTTGCGGTTCTGCTCGTCGGTGATCTTGGCAATCGCGGCCTGCTTCTCCTGCTCGACCAGCTTGTTCTCGGCCTCCAGATCGACCGAGTCGTCGAAGAGGCTCTTGATCCAGTTCCACGCCTTCTTCGCCCCGGCCTTGATGGATTCCCACGTGCGGGCAAAGAAGCTGTTGAAGTCCGTCCAGAGCTTGGAGAAGAAGGCCGTGGTCTCGATCCAGCCGACCTCCAGGGCGTGCCAGACGATCTCCGCGACGGCCAGAAGGCCGTGCCAGGCGTCGTAGCCGATCTTGATGAAGAAGTTGCGGAAGTTCAGCCAGGCCTTCTCCAGGAAGTTCACGCCCCGCGTCCACTCCATCTTCATGGTCAGCCACAGAACCTTCACGGCCAGGCCGATGTCCCCGGCAGCCAGCGCGTCGGCGATGCCCTGGTAGGCGGCAAGGGCGTCGTCCTTCAGGAGGTTGAACCGGCCGCCGAGCCACTGGAGGGCCTTGGCCCCGATGTCCGTGGCGTACACCAGGTATGCGCCCAGCGCCGCGATGGCGGCAATCACCAACCCGATGGGCGAGACGAGGAAGGCGATCACCGCCGCCAGCACCTTCAGCACCAGGCCGACGGTGGTGACGACCGTGATCAGCGCGCCGAGTATTGAGCCCAGGCCGGAGATGATCGTGCCCAGCAGCACCAGGGCGATGCCCACGGCGATGATCACGACGGCGACCTTCAGCACCGTCACGATGATCTGCTGGTTCTGCTTGACCCACTCGCCAGCCGCCAGCACGACCTTCTTGAACCATTCGCCCGCGGCCTTGAGCGTGGGAGCCAGTGCCTGGCCGACCGACACCATCAGGTCGGTCACCGCCATCCTGGCCTTCTTTAGCTCTCCCGACAGACCGCCGGTCATCCGTGCGAACGCCTCATCCGCCCGGCCGGCGGCGTTCTGCATCAACTCCAGGTCCTGCTTGAAGCCCTCCATGTCGGCGGCGAGCGCCGCGATGCCGCCGGCGGCGCGGACCTCGGGGAAGTCGACCTGAATCTCCGAGAGGCTCTTGCCCACGTACTTCTGGATCAGGGCCGCAATGTTGCCTGCCTGATCGGGTGCGGCCTTCAGGATGTTCACCAGGCGGGTCGTGGCCTCCTCGGCCGAGAGGCCCTGGCGGGTCATCGTGGCGATGGCCGCCATCATGTCCTCCATCGACATGCCTGCCGCTCGCGCCATAGGGGCGACCTTGCCGATGTTGGCGGCCAGGTCGGGGAAGGTCAGCTTGCCGCGCTTGACCGTCTGGAACATCACGTCGGCAACGTGCCCGGCCTGGTCGGCCGACATCTGGAAGGCATTCAGCACGCTGGTCAGCCCGTCGACCGCGACGGCCGTGTCGGTCATGCCGCCCTTGGCTGCCTTCGTGGCCACGGCCAGCACCTCCAGCGCCTTGGCCGGGTTCACGGACGCCGAGAGCAGGTCGTAAAGGCCCTTGGCCAGCACGTCGGTGCTCTCCCCAAACTCGACGGAGAGCTTGCGGATGCCCCGGCTGAAGGCATCCATGTACTTCTCCGGCTCGTCGAGCATCGTGGAGACCATCTTCATCTGGGTCTCGAAGTCGCCGAAGGCCTTTCCCGAGGCGACCAGCGGTGCGGCGATGGCGCTCCCCAGCCCGGCCATCTTGAGGCCAAGGTTGCGGACGCCGTCGCCGAACGCCTTGAGCTTCTTCTCCGCCCGGCGAAGACCGCGCACGAGCTTGCTGTCGTCGGCGAACAGCTCGACGAACGCCCGGCCGGCTCGGATGCCTTGGGTCGAGGCCAAGTGCGGTTACTCCTCGTCATCCATCGGCAGCGCGTACCAGCCCTCGGGGAGGTCCATCCTGCCGGCGACGGGCTTGCCGTCGGCGTCCTTCACCCAGACCTTGGCGTCCTTGACGGTCTCGCGCAACCGCACTGGCGTGCCGTGCGGGACGTAGATCGTCCGGGTGAAGAGCGTGCCGCCGCCGCAGCCGGTCAGCAGCAGGATGGGCAGCAGGAAGGGAATCAGCTTGCGCATCATGGCTTCACCTCCACGACCGGCGTCTGGCCGGCCAGAATGGTTCGCACCCGATGGACCGCCTCGCGCGCCGACCGGCGGCGTCGATAGCCTTCGCCGCTGTCGGCCAGGATGCGGCCATTGGACGCCCGCAGACGCCAGCGCCATTCGCGCCGGCCGTCGCGGTAGACTTCAAGCTTGGCGGTTCTCATGGCTTTCCCCAGTGCTCGCGGACCTTCGCCCGCAGCTTGTCACGGGTCTGCCGATCCGGGTCGGCGTCCTCCGCCGTGGGCCGCGACTGCTGCACGGCCCACGGCAGAAGGACACGCAGGACGGCGACGATCAGGCTGATGAGCCATTGCATGGTCAGCCCTCCGTCGGCGCGGGCTTGTCGAGGTTGCCCGAGGCCTCCAGTTCGGCGTGGACGATCTGAATGCCCTCGCGCAGCTCGGCCTGGGTCTTGGCGTCTGCGGGCTTGCCCCGGGCCTCCTGGTAGACCTTCAGCACGTAGTTCAGCGCCGCGTTGAGGCGGTTGAACGCCTTGTTGGGCGTGTCGTCCGGGATCTCCTTCTCGGCCCATTTGACGGCCGCGATGATCGTGCCCTCGAACGCCTGCCACGTCGGCTTGGCGGCGTAGAGCCGATTCAGCACGATCAGCAGACCGCCGGCCAGCACCGCGATGACGGCCGGGCTGTTCAGCACGTTCCAGATGACCTGCCAGATTCCGTTCCAGTCCATGTCAGCATCCTTTCTGAGGTTCGGGGCTGCCGATGAAGGCCGCCCGCATCAGGCCGACCGTCTCGGCGTTGACCTCGATCACGTCACTGCGACGCGACCGCTCGGCATACGGGTTGAAGTCGTCGGGTTTGAAGGGTCGGTGTTTCTTGGGGTCGCGGTTGGCGTTGGCGATCAGGCAGCAGACCATCGACGTGTGTGCCCAGCGTTCGCGGCCCAGGCCCTCGGCCATCCACAGCAGCTGCCGCAAGGTCAGCGGCCGAGGGTCTACGCCAAGCGATCCGGCGATGCGCCAGACATCGCTCCACGGATCGTCTCGTCGATGTCGATCCCGTCGATCCGCGTCTCGATGGCCGTCACGGCCGCGTCGATCATGGCCATCTGCTTGGCGACCGCCTTGGCCCGATCGTTGCGGCCGCGACTCTGGAAAAAACCGATCAGCTCCTCGTAGAAGGCCTTCTGGGCCGCCAGCAGCGTCTGGCCGTCGAAGGCAGCCCGCACGTCGTCGGCCGTGACCTTGTGCGACTCGAACTGCCCTTCGAGCAAGGCGCAGAGCACTTCGCCCAGGAGCATCTCGTCGGTGCCCAGCCGGGTCAGCAGCGGCGGGTCGCCGGCCTCCGGCTGGAGCAGGTCGATGTCCAGCCTGGCCTTGACCGCCATCGCGGTGCCGAGGTTGAGGCTGATGGTCCAGGTCCGACCGGCTGCGTCAGTGAACGTCTTCATCAGGCCACCTCCACCCATTCGGCGAACACGGCGAGCTTGGCGGTCACGCTGACCGTCACGCCTTCCTCGAGCGGCTCATTGCGGCTGAAGTTGGTGATGCTGAAGTCGCCCAGCGGTCCCTCGGTGCCCGAGGCGGCGCGGTCGCCGGTCAGCACGGCCAGGCGGATGCTGCCGGAGGTCAGGAACGCGGTCTTCACCGCGTCGAACCCGGCGTCGCCCGGCTTCCAGAGCATCTCGAACTCGGCGGTGCATTCGCGGAGCGTCGGCGCGGTCGCCCGCCAGCCCTGGTTGGCGCGGGTGGTAACGTCGGCCTCGCCCGCCTCGAGGCTGAGCGTCACGTCCTTGACGTTGGCCATCTCGGTGAGAGTGGCCAGAGCGCCGCCCGCAGCGCCCTGGTAGATCTTGGCATTCATGCCCAGCAGGAATTCTTGCGACATGCTTCGATCTCCTTATCGAACGCTGTCCCGCCACATGGCGGGCAGCTTGGGTTGTTCCTTCTCTGCGGCCGGGGCCATGAATGGCCTGGCCCGAATCTTCGCCCGTCTGCGTTTGCCCTTGCGCTGGACCGTGCCCGTCCCGCCGTACTCCAGCAGGTGCGGCGCTTCGCCTCGTCCCTTCTGGCTCAGCCGCACCGGTCCGATCACCACCGACC